ATACGTTGAAATCGGTTGCAGACATCAGGTTTACTGCACAGCCCGGGGAAACCAACAGTTTCATACGGGTGTTTTCATCAATCAGACCGCCCATCTGACTCTGCAGGCTGGAGAACAGCTTCAGGATGTCACCGTAGATGGCTGCGGTGCCACCAGATGCCAGAGCCAGCTTGGAAGCCCAAGTCACTGCAGAAGAAACAGTGTTTGGAGCAATAGCAGATGGAAGATTAGGGTCATTCAGCAGACCATAGATGCGTTTGCCTGCGACACCCTGCAGATAGAACTTGTTGCTGTCGATAGCGATTGCTTCTGCTGCTGCACGCTGTTTGCTTGCAATCAGGTCAATCTTAGCGGCGGAAGACATGTCGACTTCACGGTCGCCATAAGTGATGTTGGTCTGGAAAACATACTGGTCACGGATGTTCCATTCGCTGTTGATGCCAGCAGATGGACCATCACCGTAATCGGCGTAAGCATAGGTAGAACCAACGTTTTCAATCGCAGCATACTGGTAGTTTGCAGTGGTCCAGTCGCCTACCTTCTTTTCATCGAAAACACGGGTTGCCGCACGTTTTGCGGTCAGGATTTCAATGACATCAGGGGAGATGTACTGAAGCAGGAAAGAAGGAACAGTGGTATTTGGGGAAGTGGTCAATGCCGCATCCTGTGCCAGTTTGGCATCAGTCAGCCAGCCTTTGGATTCACCAAAGACAAAGCCTTTTTTAGCGACATCGTTCAAGGTTGGATTAGTCATAAGTTTTTCTCCTTAGATATTGCCGATAACGATAATGTCGCCTGCGGCGGTTGCTGGAGTAAGGACGCTCCAGTCGGTTTCGACCGCACCAGAAACGGTTGCACCAGCCGCCCCTGTCTTGATTGCACCGGTTGCGAGAACAGCAAAGACCTTCTGACCAACGGTCGCAGCGGCGGTAGCGGCAACGTAAACGTAGCCTTTCTTGATGACGGAAACGCCAGAACCTGCTGGAATGGTCATGGAAGCACCTGCAACCAGAGATTCATTGTTGTACTGATAGACACGCTGTGCGATACCCATCGGGACAGTGCCACCGAGTTTGCACTGCTTCAGCGCATCGGTACCCTGGCAGACAAAGCAGCCAGCGGTAACATCGGTTTCAGCAATCGGATTGACGGCGGTGTACATTTTGTCGGTGACATTTACGAGGTCACCTGCAACACCGACAGCCAGTTCTTTGTTTACAAAAGTCTGTAAAGCCATAGTGTAATTTCCTTTTATCGGATATTGTTAAGACCGCCAAATTTGCCGGAAAACTCGACAGGTTTGCTGTCCTGTGCCAGTGGTTTTTCAGCCATCTTGACTGCCATACGGAAAACATCACGGGCAGATTCAGCAGAGTACATACCTGCTGGGATGCCCATTTCTTTCAAGCCGTGGATGTATATATCGTTTGCAGAGTCGAAAGCCAAAGCACGTAGAGAACCGACCTGACGACCAACTTCTTCTGCTGCTTCAAACTTCGCTTCCAGTGCCTTTCCGATTTCTTCTACACGGGCGTCGATAGCGGAGTCCTGAGCGATACAGGCTTCTTCTTCCCGACCGTCCTTTTCACCATCTTTCATACCCCATGCAAAGCCTTTCGTAAAAGCCGCCTTGATTGCCGGGTCATCGGAATCAAGACCGCAAGCTTTCCAAGCATCTTCTGCGTCCATGTGTTCAGACATCAGCTTGTCACGTTCGTAGTTTTCCCCGGCGGCAACCATTTCGGCGGTGTTGTCCTTTCCGCCAGGAATTTCTTCCCGTTCTTCTTTGCGGATTTGGTCGTTTTCGCCTGCCTTGAATGCTTCTGCTGCATTCAGTTCATCTTTGGCTGGGGCTGTCGGGTCAACTGTGGCATCAGGCTTTGCATATGCAAGGTCTTTCAGAGTGCCAACCAGTGATTCCAGCTTTTCTTCTGGAACCATCGGCAACAGCTCTGCAATCACCTTACGGATGTCAGCCGCTTTGTCCACGTCTTCAGTGATGGGAGCTTCAACGGGGGTTTCTTCGCTGTCCCATGCACCTTTGAAAAAATCACGCAGTTTTGACATAAGCGTTTTTTCCTCTTTCGGGTTAACAAATTGGGCATCAGCGACAACCACATCTGGTCCCGCTCTGCCTTTCTCAACGAGGGCAACATGATTGCCCCGAATGTTCCGCATGACAAAATCATACGGTGTGCCTTCAAACTCGCCTTTCGTAAAGTCAGGGTCGTATTGATAGGCTGAACTGATTTCCCGTGCGTACCCGTCATTGATTGCCTGTATGCCGACCTTATCGGTGACAGAGATGGCGTTATCAATGTATGGCTGATTCCAGACAGCAGAAGTGCCTACCGAGCCGACCCGGTATTCCTTCTGCGGTTTCTGGGCACTTTCGGGATGGTGATGCAAGAGCAATGGCAATCCGTTGAATGTTTCAACAGCCTTTTCCAATTCAGAAGCAGGTCTATATCCGTAGTACATCTTATGCGGGTCAAGTCCAAACTTTTCCCAGTCTGGAATCTCGTTCCCGTAATACGGAACAACCTGCTCTTTGGTGATATGACAGCCGTCCACATGAAGGAAGCCGTTATCGTCATATCTCCGCTTGCTTTGGGCATCAAAAGAAAGAGCCTCACGGCGGAGGCTCTGGCTTGGATTGTTCATTTCTGTCCTAATGGTGGAACTATCATTCTGCAATGACACATACAGTTGACCAATTCACCGGGCATCACCCGATGTCCTACATCATCGTCATACATCCCTGCATCCTTTCCTTCCAGAAAGAATCTTTTGTGATGCATGGCAACGTGTGTCGGTCTTGATGTGTATCTTCCTGCTATGTGAATCCAGATTGCTTCTTTTACGCCTACCTGAAGCCCTCTGGCACGGTTGATTGCGAATGTCGCCTTGTTTGTTTGGTCTATCGCTATGACTCTCGCCCTTCGCTTGGAGATGCCAAAGCTGTTTTCCATCTCTTTCTTGATTGCCGCCAAATCCTGACCGTTCTGCAATCCCCTGTTCAGGATGCCTGAAACCCGGTTCAATTCTTCCTGCGGTATGGATTTAATGATCGAGACCTGTGTATCCCTCAATGAGCGAAGGATGTTCTGGACGTTCCTGTCATTCTTCCATGTAATGTTGAATCCGGCATCAGTCAATGCACTTTTCATGCTGGAAGATACTGCCCTGTTGACCTGCTGGACGTATCTTTTGGCGATACGTTTTGCAGAATCGTCAAACATCCCCAGCCAGTATAAACGAAGGGAATCAAGCTCTTTCTGTATCTGTGTGGCACTTCCGGTCTTGTATCGGGCAGACAGCCACCACATCAGCGAGCGGCGGAGCGAATCAATCAGCTTTTCTATCTGCTTGCGATACCATGACCTGATGCCGGGATTTGGCTTGATGGGTCGTAACAGTTTTTCCTTCACAGAACTTCGCCTGCTTTATCTACATCATCCCTGACACCAACCGCTGGCATTTCAAAATCGCCCTCTGGCGGTGCTGGAACGTCATCAGGGTCTAAATCGTCAAAGCCTGATTCTTTGTCTGCAATAAGCTGGGAGCGTGCTTCTTCCTGAGAGATGACGCTCCTATCGAGAAGGACTGCCAGCGTGTCGGCTTTGGTTTTCTGCATTGCGGCTACAGCGGCTTCATCTTCCTGACCTAATTCATCCCATTCAAAGCTGATTTCTGGGTCGATGAATCCAAAGGAATTTAACTGCAGGCATTTTAGGATTGTCTGGATGGCATCACGGAACAGCTTTTCCCGCTGGGATTTGATGTGGTCGTAATAGTTCCGGATGTCAGATTCGCCAGTAGCGTTAAAACCAGATGGGGAAATTCCCAACAGCTTGACCGCAGGGGTACGGTTGATTGATGCCAAGAACTCAAGAGCCTGCCTGCCTATGTCGGTCAATCCGCTCATAGGACTGGAGACGTTTACGATATCCTCTGCTTCTTTGTCGATGGCAATGACAGCGTTGTTGTCTTTGTAGCGAGCAATGAGACCGATACGTTTGTCTATCTGTTCCATGCCGTTGCCATTGAACAGGGTATCTGTCATGGCAGTCTTGAATACAGTCATGGAGTATTTTGTGGCCATGTCTGCTGTTGCTTTACGGCATTTATTGAAGTGTATGACGTAATCCCACAGAATCTGTGCCTGAGCAATGCCAAAGAAGTTGTAGACAGGCTTCAAGAGCAGAGGCACTTCATTAGCCACAAAGCGGATAAGGCGGGAAGCGTGGACTTTCTGCCCCATGACAAACCAGCAATCCGGCTTGTAGAAGTCGGAACGCAGCGGGTCGATGGAGTTGTAAACGCCCGGATAGCAGTTGATAGGGTCAATGACAGTGAAACCAACCAGCTTATCCTTGCCCAATTCCTGACTTAAATTTGACAGGTTCAATGGAAGCTGACGCTGTGCGGCATCTGCACCCGTATCGATGTAAACGAGACAGCCGCCGAAATAGCCGACATATTCTGCCACCTGATGCAATACTCGCTGGACATTGAACCGCAGAAGCTCTGCATTGAGGATGCGTACCTGTTCTTCCGAGCCTTTAGCCGTTCCAAATTCCCGCAGCATATCGTCAGCCACGGTTTCAATGCACGCCCTGATAAGCCCGTTCTGGCTGATGTCCTGCAATGCGGCATAGCCCATGAAAGAGGCTACAGACGGCATCTGCCCCATCTCAAATGAATGACCTAACAGGGAGCAAGCAGACGCAATGGCGGAATCGTTGGCCATTTTCGCTTCGTTGTCAGGCTTGCCCAAAGTATCAGGTGCTTTCAGC